AGTGGAAGGTTTAAAAAAACGTCCACCACTAGAGCATATTGGAAGGTTGTTTACAGGTAGTGCTGGGACAGGAAGACCTTTTACAACGATTGTTGATAGAGATGGAACGATTCAATATCTTGTCCTTATTCAGGATGCAGATATTAAAGTCTTTGGATTAGATGGAAGTGTTAAAACAGTCAACAAACCAAATGGAACTAGCTACTTAGATATTTCTAATAGTTCTGATCCTTCAGATAAATTCAGAGTTGCATCAGTTGCTGACTATACGTTTATTGCTAATAGAGAAAAGACAGTTACTACATATTTCCAAGATGGAGTTACTTATAGCCAATCAGGTACAACTGTTACTGTTACTTCGACAGGACATGGCCTGACTACTTCTGATCGAATCTCAATAGATTGCACTTCAGGATCAGGTGTAGATGGAAAATATGATGTGGCTTCTGTTCCTAATGCAAATAGTTTTACTTACACAGCAGGTACTTCTTTAACAACAAGTGGTAATGCTGCGTATAACGTAATGACTTCTGCCTTTGGCACTAAGTCAATGGTGTTTATTAAGGCAGCAGATTATTCGGGTACATACAAAGTTAAAATTAGAAACGCTGCTGGTACAAGCACTTTGGCAGATGTTAGTTATACAACCCCAGCAGTAGGTAGTGGATCGACTCCTGATACCTTAACTATTGCAACTAACTTAAGAAACTCACTTGCTTCTGCTTTAAGTAGTGGCTGGACATTCACTGTTGTTGATTACATTATTCAAATTCAAAAAGATGATGGTGGTGATTATCAATTAGAAAGTAGCGACACAAAAACAGGAACTTATACCAAAGCAATTAAAGGAACGATTGATACTATTACTGATCTTCCAACGCTTGCTGAGCATGGTTTCATTGTCAAAGTACAAGGTACTAAGACAACTCAATTAGATGATTACTATGTAAAGTTTGAGACTTCTGCTGGTAGTGGAACAGGTGGAGGGATATGGAGGGAAACAGTAGGTGCAGATATTAATAGAGGCTTTAATCAGAAAACAATGCCTCATGTCTTAATACGAAATGCAGATGGATCATTTACATTTAAAGAATTTGATTGGTCACATAGAATCTCTGGGGATGAAGCGACTGCTCCCAATGCTTCTTTTGTAAATAGTCAGATACAAAATATAAACTTATTTAGAAATAGACTTGTTTTCTTAGCTGATGAGAATGTAATACTTTCAGCCGCTGATAACTATGATCGATTCTGGCCGGAGACTGTACAAGGTATTATCGACAGTGATCCTATTGATTTGGTTACTGGCGGTACTGAGATCAATTTCTTAACTTCAAGTCTTGCTTTTGCGAACACATTATTATTATTTAGTCGTCACGGACAATTTAGATTAGATGCTGGAGTAGGAACTATAGGAGGAAGCCTTACACCTAAAACAGCAACAGTTACTGGTATCACTAGCTTTGAGATGGAGTCAAGTGTTGATCCGGTTGGTGTAGGTCGAACTATTTATTTTGCAATTCCAAAAGGAGAATTTAGTGGCTTAAGAGATTTCTTCTTACCTGATGTAAGTGGTTCAGTTCCTTTATCTGAAGAAGTTACATCTGCTGTTCCAAGATTTATTCCATCAAATTTAACTAACTTAATTGCATCTGTATCAGAAGAAGCGATTATTGCTACATCAAAAGATCAACCTAAACGAATTTATATTTATAAGTTTTTCTTTGAAGATGATAATAAACTTCAATCTGCTTGGTCTTATTGGGAAGTAAAAGGAAGTAAAACAATCTTAGGAGCTTCAATATTAGATAGTGATATGTATGTTGTTGTTGAATATAGTGATGGAGTTTATTTAGAAAAAGTTGCTTTAAGACCTGAGACAGTTGATGCAAATAGCACAATAGAATTATTAGTAGATAGGAAAGTAACAGAGGCAAGTTGCTCTACTGCTGTAGCAAACCCCGGTGGTTTAGGAGTTCAAACAACAATTACCCTTCCGTATCCAATGGCTTCAACTGGAACGATGACTGTTGTTGGTAGAGATGTTGCTGGTAACACAATTAGTCATGCTCAGATCATTAGTCCGATTAGTGAAACTTTGACAGGTGGTGCTGGTGGAAATGGAACGATGGTAGTTAAAGGAGATTTAAGTTCAGCTAAGTTTTTCGTTGGTGAACTATATGATTTGGAATATGAGTTCAGTACTCCATATTTAAAAGAACAACCTTCTGCTGGTGGTATTGCTGTTGTAGCTGGCCCTAAATTACAAATTCGCACTTGGGCTGTTGTCTTTGATGAAACTTCACACTTCGTTTTAAGAGTAACTCCTGCGGGAAGGACGGCTAACGATTATCCTTATAATGGATTATCTGTTGGTACAAGTCCTCCTTTACTTGGCTCTGCCGGTATTGATACAGGTAGCTTTCGAGTTCCTGTGATGGCAAATAGTCTTGATACTAAAATTGAGATTATTAGCAGTAGTCCTGTACCTTGTCGGATACAATCAGCAGAATGGGAGGGATGGTTACAATCAAGAGCCAAACGACTATAAAGACCTTTGCTTATCAAAGGCCATCTATTCTACAAGATGTTGTAGATGTAGCTGATGATCTCAGATCAGAAGATGCTGCGGAAGTGTACGCTCTCTCTGGAGATACTCCTAAAGGAGCGTTAATATATTGCTATCTAACAAGTAAGCCATGTATGACAATGGTAAGTAGGCATGGATATTTAATGGGAATGTATGGAGTTATTCCAGAAAGGGAAGGTGTTGGTAGGATATGGATGTTAGGCCGTAACGAAATGACTGTGGATAAATTAGATAAGATTACTTTTTTAAGACAAGCAAAGATTGAATTAGAAAAATTACGAGATCAGTATCCGTTATTATTTAATGTAATGGATGTACGAAACAAAGTTCATCTTGATTGGATTCGCTGGATGGGATTTACTGTGATAAAGAAACATCCTCAATGGGGATATGAAGGTCGTCCTTTCTATGAATTTGTGAGGATCTAACTGAATGTGTGGAGTTGCTGCTGCTATTGGTATTGGTAGTGCGATCTTAGGGATTGCATCACAATATATGCAATATCAGCAAGCTATAGCTGATACTGAATTTTATAACGCTCAAAGAAATCTTGAATGGCAATCAGCAACTTTACAAGCTGAAGCGAATAGAGCGACAGAAAATGTTAGGGGAGTGATGAATGATAATTATCAAAACCAAGTGAGATCATTAGCAGATGCAGCTTTCCAGAGTGAATCAACAGGTATTACTGTTTTCCAACAACAACAACAAATCAAAGCTGCTCAAGAAAAGAAACAAGCAACTATTGAGTCATGGAAGGCAAAAGGAAGTATTAAAGCAGGAGGAAGAATTGGTTTAACTGCTGATGCTTTATTAAATGATGTAGAAAGACAGATTGGTGTCTTTGATTTCTTAAGTGGTCAGAACTTAGGTTTTGCTTTTCAGAAGGGTCAGTATGACCGAAAGGTGGCACAAGCTGCTAGAGGTTCGAGAATTGCTAGTGCAAGGGAATATGTTAAGACGACTTATCTTGATCCTGTTAAACCGTTGGAGAAATCTCGACCGAGGTTTGGCCCTTATGCTTTAGGTATGGCAAGTAGTGCTTTAGGAGGATTCTCTAGCTACTCTCAGATAGAACAACTGAGACTTGATAAAGGTCTTAATCCCGGTGGATGGAGGCTCTGGGGTTAATGGGAAGATATACGCTCGGAAAATCTGTTGGTACCACCGACAAAGGTAGCTCAAGGAAACATACTCCTGCTCCTAATACGTTAGGACAAGTAACTGTTAGTCCTGTTCAAGAAATAAAACAACCTACTGTTGTTCCTCAAAAGTGGCAGGGTAGTACTTTTGTTAATGCTCCAAGTCCTACTTTAGTTCCTAATTTACAACTACCTAGTCTTAAAAATGTATTAGCTGAACCCCAAAGAGATATGGGGAGATTAGCTAAGGCACTTGAAGGATTTAATTCTCAGTTAGTTCCTTTTGCTACAGCAGCAATAAACTTAGGAGCCAAGCAAAGAGAATATTACGGCAATGAAGCGGATAGGATTATTGGTCAAAATCCCGGTGCAGATGGGACGAATACATCTTTAAATCAACTAAAAGCTTTACAGGTTTCTTTGAATGAGGAGGCTTCTCAAAAACCAAATGATAAAGGTGAATATAGAGAAGGAACAACAATAGAGTCAATTGCATCAGCAAAAAAACAATTAGATTACATTAAAAACAATAGTCGATTACAAGATGCAATAAAATCAAAGTATAAAGAAAGGGATAGATTATCCCGTGCTGCATCTTTAAGCTCTGCACAAAAGACCGCAACGATTAAAGGAAGCGAAGAAATAATTGAAAATGGTATAAGTAAAACAGTAGAGATTGATATTCCTGTTAATACTTTATCTCCTAATGATCCTAGATATCAAAAGTGGGTAGATAATTATTTGAATAAAGATGCTCCACAATTAAATAGTTTTGAATATCACAATATCAAAGGAAAGTTAGTTCAGTATAGAAGTAATGCAATGACTGCTCAAAGTGCATTGTATTCAACTCATCTTGATAATAAGATGCTGGATAATATAATAGAAACGACAACACATGTAGGAACTAGGCTTGGGAATGGAACAATAAGTCGAAAAGAAGCAACATTTGAATTGCAAGAATTGTTAGAAAAAATGAATATTTATGGAACAAGTACTGATAATAAAAAGAAATTTAGTGAAGAATTAGCTATTAATGTTATTGCAGCTTTTACTAAAGCAGCAGAAGAAGGAACAAGTAATCCAGAGATAATTAAAGACACAATTAAATTTTTAGCAACAGGGCCAAAAGATTCAAGAGTTAATAGTGAAGGTATTTTTAATGAGAAACAATCATGGATGAATGATTTTCCTGTTGGGTGGTTAGATCAAAGGTATCAAGATGCAATGACTAGGATTAAAGGGCATGACAGTAATGCTCAAAAAGTTCTTAATGATAGGATTCAAAATACTGCTGATGAATTTTATACAGAAGACATTAAGCCAATCTTATTTAAGGATGGAGAATTAGCTCCAGAAAATATGCACCAAGCTATAGGTAAATTAAAAGAATGGAAAAAAGATACATTAAAAGGGGCAAGCATTGAAGAGACAAGAGCAATCAATAAAGCATATAATTCTTTAGAGAAAGATATTTATGGAATCTTTGATGGTGACTATGATAATGATGAATCAATGTTAAGAAGTTTATTCTATGAAGCTTTTACTGATCCTACTAAATTAGGCCGTTTTGATTATTACTTAAATGAATTTAATACAAGATGGGAAGGATATAGTAAAGCTCAAACTGTAGCTGCTGATTTACAATATAAGGCTCAAGTCCTTAGAGGTAAAAACAAGGAAAATATTACAAGACAATTTGATAGTACACTTAAAGTAATTGAAAATTGGTACACAAAAAAATGGGGTGTATTGCCTAACTCAGAAGGTGGTACAGAAAATTTTGAAGAGATTGCAAATTGGCAAGTAATGAAAACAAGATTAATTAATAATATTTTTGAAAGATTAGGGCCGGGTGCAAGTGAAGAAGATGTAAAAAAAGAATTAGAAAAATTAACAAAAGAGTGGGCTGATGCTGATACGAGTCAAGAACAATTAGATAAACGACTTCCTTTTTTAAAAGATTTATTAAACGATAGAAGGGTTGATTATAGTTGGAAAGCTGAAGATGGCCCTAAATATAAAGGTAATACAGATGATGCTCTTGGTTTATTTACAGTGGATTTTGATCAAAGTGATGTAAATAAATTAGATAAACAAATTGATATAAAAAATGTTTGGGAAAGTGAACAACCCTTTTTTGATGCAAATACAATAGGTTCTATTGCAGATAAGGTTTTTACAGCAGATCCAACAAAAGAGATTAATTTCGATCCTAGATTAAAAACACTTATTAATAATTTGCCCGGTAGATATAACGGAAAAACAGGTCAATTTCTATTGCGTGAATTTGAGAAGCATGGGATACAGTTAGACGAGGCCGAGAAGACATTGCTTACAGGTCTTGATAATGTAGAGAAGGCAAGCCTTCTCCCTAGCGGCTCTTACAATGTTTAGTTATGCCATTTGAAACAAGACAGGTTGACGGTCAAGACGTTCAGTATTACGTCGCCCCTAGTAAGGAGCTGCCGACTAAGTTAAATTCAAAACCAGTAGAAGAGACAGAAGAGCCTATTCCTTTTGATGGTAGTAAT